ACCGATATGGTGATGGCGCTTTGGTTCTGCGAGATCAGGGCAAGAGAGATGATCAACTACGGTCAATATCAACATCATCATATGAAGAACCCATTTTTATCCAATAGGGAAAAGTCTAAACGGATGGTTATAAACATAGACGAATTACTATTGCAGAAAGATAAAACATTTATCTAAGGAGAAAAGTTGTTAACACCTAAAGAGGTAGTTGCGAAAGCAGCTCGTATACAAACTCGGTATGCCGCTAGAGATCAACGTATGCGTGATGTTCTATCAGTACGCCAAGGTGATATATCAAAAGTATATCCATCTATGTTTTCCGAGGATTATCCAAAGCCACTAGTTGCTAACTTCGTAGATGTAGCTGCCCGTGACCTAGCAGAGGTAATGGCACCACTGCCATCCTTTAACTGCTCTGCAACCAATATGGTATCTGATACACAGCGCCGTGCTGCTGATATGAGAACTCGTATTGCTAATTATTATGTAACCTCATCTGATCTACAGATCCAGATGTATCAGGGTGCTGACTGGTTTAATACCTACGGTATGTTGCCAGCAATGATTGAAATGGATTACGAGACAAACAATCCTCGTATTCGTTTACTAAATCCTTTTGGTGTTTATCCTGAGATGGATCGCTTTGGTAGAACTGTATCTTTGGTACAGGTTGTTACTACCGATGCTGAGACTTTAGCAGCGCAGTACCCAGAGTACGCTACCCAGATTATGCCACACAATAGATGGCAACAGGGTTCCCCATCAGTATCTTTGGTTCGTTACCACGACAAAGATCAAGACTTAATATTCCTACCAGAACGTCAGAATTTAATATTAGCTAATGTACCTAACCCAGTAGGTAAGTGTCTAGCAAATGTAGCAATGAGATCATCATTAGATGGTGAGGCTCGTGGTCAGTTTGATGACATCCTATCTGTTCAGTTAGCCCGTGCTCGCTTTGCAGTATTGCAGATTCAAGCTGCTGAGAAATCTATTCAAGCACCTATTGCTATTCCACAAGATGTACAAGAACTTGCACTTGGACCAGATGCGATTATGCGTTCTGCTAATCCACAAGGTATTCGTAGAGTTCCACTAGAACTACCAGCAGGAGTCTTTACAGAGTCTGGTGTATTAGAGCGTGAACTTCGTATGGGTGCTCGTTATCCTGAAACTCGCTCAGGTAATATTGATGCCTCTGTTGTAACTGGTCGTGGTGTACAAGCACTACAGGCTGGATTTGATACACAGGTTAAAGCAGCGCAAGCACAGTTTGCTCGCTTGTTTACTGAGATGGTATCTCTATGCTTTGAAGTAGATGAGAAGATCTTTGGTAATGTAACTAAGCAAATTAAGGGAACCGATGACGGTACACCTTATACACTTAAATATATTCCATCTCGTGATATTAAAGGCGAGTATGGTGTAGATGTACGTTACGGCATTATGTCTGGTATGGATCCTAACCGAGCCATCATTGCATTACTACAAATGCGTAGCGATAAGTTAGTGTCAAGAGATTATGTTCGCCGAGAAATCCCTATGGAGTTAAATGTCACACAAGAAGAACAAAGGGTGGACATTGAAGAAATGCGTGATTCTCTTCGTGTTGCTGTTGCCCAGTATGCTCAAGCTATACCAATGCTTGCCTCGCAGGGTCAAGACCCATCTCAAGTTATTACTAGGATCGCTGATGTCATTGCGGGTAGACAAAAAGGATTACAACTAGAAACGATTATTGCTAAGGCATTTGCACCGGAGCCAGTGGCTCCTGCACCAATGATGCCTGAACAACAAGTTCCAGTAGCAGGAGCGGCCCCCGTTCCTGCCTCGCAGCCAACTCCAGAACAACAAAGCGGAGAGGCCCCTGCTGCTGGTCAACCTCAACCAGATATCGCACAATTACTCGCCTCTATCGGCGGCGCAGCATAATAAGGGAGGTGAATAAATGAACAAAGGATCAAGAGCTAAGGCAGTTGAAGCAAAGCCTGTAGAGCCAAAGAACGCACCAGCACCAACAACTGGAAAAGTATTCTTCGGATACACACCAGCAGGTCGTAAAGGCCCATCAGCAAAAAAGGGTTAAATTATTTAGTGATAGGAGCACTGGGTGAACCAAGATAATAATCTTAATCGCCCAGTGCGCTTGTCTGATTATTTAGTAATAGTATCAGGATTCTTTTTAAACTTAACATCAGTGATAGAAGCACTTGCAGATGATCTGCACCAATTAGCTATCTATCATTCAAACCAAAAAACTTATGAGACGAAAGTCTGGCAAGACTTCGCACAAGATTTAGAAACTTTAAAGGAGGAATAATGGCAAGAGGTCCATTAGCTGGCGCATCAGGCCCAGGCAAATTCTCCAAGAGAACAGATATGAGTTTAGGTTCAACATCATACGGAGAAGGTGGCGAGACTGCCTCACTTAATACGGCAGCACCAAAGTCAAAGACTCGTGGCATTGCAGATAATGTAGGCGGAAGACCTGCTAATCCAATGGCACAAACACCGGTAACTCCATTATTTGCTCCATCACAACGCCCAGAGGAACCTATTACTAATGGTATTGATATGGGCGATGGTGCAGGATCAGAAGCACTTGCTATGCGCCAACCAGATGATACAAATTTTAGAGCATCTATTGCATCTTATATGCCAGTGCTTGCTTATATTTCAGACCTTCCTAACACATCACCAGAAACCCGTAAAGCTATTAGACAACTAAGGGATCAGTTGTGAGTGTATGGAACAGAATCGGTGATGTAGCATCTACTACTGCTAAAAATGCTTTTAAATTTGGCGGAGAGGTAGCAGGATTAGTAACCGCTCCAGCTCGTTTTGCTTTTGATGTGGGAACCGCTCCTTGGAATGATGATGATGAATATAATGGATTTATCAAACCTTTTAAAACTGCAGCAAGTAAAGCAACTGAAAATGTAGTTAAACCTTTTGCTTCTGCTGGTGGTGCAATTTATAAAGTACCAGGCGTTGCTGCTGCTGGTGAATTTTTATATAAAGCAAATCAAGAAGTAATTAGAGAACCGCTTACTACCTACCAACTTGTAATGGGAGATGTAGAAGGTGGATTATTTAACTTCTTTGATCCTAATGCTTGGAAAAAAGCATATAAGGGTGCTCAAGAAATATCTCTTGGTCAAGCAGTTGTTGGTGGCGGTATTGCAGCAGGTAGAATGTCTTATGATCCACAATTTAATATTTATGACCCAAGAGAACGCGAAGCAGCATTTAAGAATAGCGCTTGGGGTAAAGCAGGTTCAGGAACTATTGATTTTTTTACACAAATATTTGGCGATCTTACTATTGGTGCCGCTAAAGGTATACAAGCCGCTAAAGCAAGTACACTTGGCGTTGGTAAATTAAAAAATGCGGATATGGTTGCTCAGGCAGCAGAAGAAATTACTAAAGCACAATATGGTGTAGATAATCGTTTTACTAAAATATTAAAAGATTTTACGGACAATAATTCTACCTATGCTTTATCTCACCCTATGGTTAAATCTTCATCTAACCCAGGACTACTTGCACATCTATTGGGTGATTCAGTAGATGTAGATGAAACAGCACTTATTCTTCGTTCAGCACTTGGTGACCCAAAAGCCTTAGATGATCTGCGCTTACAAAGGGCATATATCTCTGATGCTTTAGAAGCAGAGCGTGGCAAACTATCAGCAGTAGATGAATTTAAATTATTTGCAGCACCTGATGGTTCAGGTATGCTTCCTTTTTTAAATGATAATAAAGCAGTAACAGATGAGGCTTTAGCTAATTATAGATCCTTAGCAGCAACTGATAAATACTTTGCTGATCTAATGGAGGTAGGTAAAGCTGGTGGTGCGTTAACTCGTACTACTGGTAAAGTATTACAAGGTGTTGAGGACTTTGTTGCTAAGTCAAGATCTTTAAAATTTTACGATCAAGCAGTAGGTGCTCCTAAGGTTGAGGTATTTCAACCTACTCCTTTTCATCGCTTATATCAAAAAATATCTTGGGCAGCAGGAGAACGCCCAGCAGGATTAGTAGATTTTAATGATCCGGATTCTTATAGAGAAGTTGTTGCTAATGTTTCTAGATTAGAAAAAAGGCTTAATTTAACACCAGCCGAAAGCAAGGCTTTATTAGATCCGTATCTTGCCGCCTCTACACCAGAACTGAAATTCCAAGCAACCTTAGCTTTAGAAGGTGCTGCTTTAAGAAAAATTGCAGCAAAATATAATGTTACCGAAGAAATTGCTAATGATATTTATAATAACTATAGTCGTGCTAGAACCTCAGCATTAAAGTCTATTCAAGATAAAGGCTTTATGGTAGATACTGATGGATCTATTTTAAAGGTACCTCAATTAGAGTCTCAGACTGCTAACTTTTTACCTATAATGGATTTTGATTTAATGGATGATTTATTAAAGCAAAACGCTAGACAGATTAATCTTTTAGGTAATACTAAAAATGCTGTATTTAATTCTTTAGACTTTGTTCAAGATATGTTTAAAGCGGCAGTTCTATTACGTCTAGGTTATACTATTCGTAACACCGTAGATTCTTCTTTGCGTATTGCTGCATCCATTGGAGCGTATGCCCAATTACGTCATCTAGGACCTGGTCTTAAAAATGTAATATACGATAAGATATCTACACCTGCTCGTCTAGTTGATAGATATAGAGCAGTAGATTCTGGTATGACTTTTAAACAAGTGCAACAAGCAAATACTAAAGTGGTCAATGATCTTAACGATATTAAAACTAAGATATCTGCCTTAGAAGCTAAAGCATCTTTAAAACCAGATGACTTAGATATAGCCGGTGAACTTAATACTCTTAAACTTTTAGAAGAAGAAAAACGTGCTGTATATCAGCATTATTCAAAAGTTCTTAACAAATCTAAAAACGTAAAACCAAACCAACGTATAGGTTCTGGATCTTTTGAAGTAACCACATCTGATGGTCAAGTCTATATTCTTGATGATGCTTTTGGTGGACCACTGGGTGATATGTTTAAGCGTATCGCATCCTCTGGTAACTCCTTTGAGCGTATGGTTGATAGTAATACTGATCTATACAAGAATAAACTTACATCTAAGGGTATCGGTGCTGTTAAGCCTACCGACCCTGGATACTTTGATCAATGGGCGCAAACACTACGTACACAATTTGGTAACTCAGCAGTAGTTAAGAAGATTATAAAGGGTGAATCTGCTGAAGATATTGCTCGTTGGTTAAAAGGTTCCCCAGAAGGTCGTGACCTACGCCGTAGATTAGCTATTAATTCAGAAGATTCAGTTGAGTATGTAAATAAAGTTAATGGATTCCTAGATCAATATTTACCAGTATCATCAAATCTGCGTAACAAGATATCTGATATTACTGCTAACGATTTAAGAACAACCTTTAAAGATCCTACAACTTTACCTATTATTCACGGTCACGTTCTTGCTGAGAATCTATTTAACGTATCTGATTTGAAACCAAGAAGTATTATAAATAGCTTATTTAAATTATTAGCAACTATGCCTGAAGATGCTTTCGCTAGAAATCCAGTTTATGTCCATTTATATCGCCAAGAGGCTAGACGTAGATTGGAATTATTATCTGGTCTTACAGATGATATAGTTACTAAAGCAGATCAAGAAGCCATTATGTCTCAAGCACATAAGTTTGCCTTGCGTGAGATGAAGGGTATTCTTTTTAATATTGAGCGTAAGACTAATCTTGCTACCGCTATGAAGTATATTAATCCATTCTTCTCAGCTCAAGAAAATGCTTACAAAACTTGGACTAAATTAGCAGCATCAGATCCATCTATTCTTAATAAAGGTTATCTTGTATGGCAGTCTCCAAACAGAGAAGGTCTAGTAACTGATCAAGATGGTAATCAGGTGCCAGTTGGAAAAACAAGTGGTAATGATACCATTTGGCTTGATTTACCTAAAGGTCTTAAAGGTATTCCAGGACTTGAAAGTCTAACCAGGGTTGGTATACCAAAAGGATCCTTGGATATTATATTCCAAGGTGGATTAGATGTACTTTACAATACTGGTAACCCAAATTTATTTTCTGATATATTTCCAGTAGGTCCATATGTTGGAGTTACTGTAGCTGAGTTAACTAGGAATCAACCCGATATACAGGAGTCTTTAAAAGGAATGTTTCCTTATGGACTTCCTAAAGATAAGATCTCAGCATTTTTACCACCTTGGCTTCAAAGGCAAATAACTGCTAGTGCTGAATTGAATGATCCACAGTTCGCTAGAACCTATCAATTAATTTGGAAAACAGAACAACAAAACGCAAAGCGTGATGGTAAGCCACCGGTTAGTCCAGCAAAAATTATGGATATGACCAAAGATTATTGGAATATGCGTACTGTAGCAAACTTGATTATGCCATTTGCTCCACGTTTTGATAGCCCTTATAAATATTATTTAGATAAGTCAAGAGAGTATAAGAGAATTTATGGTCTTGATGCTGACACTAGGTTCCTTAATGATTATCCTGAATACTTTGATTTCTCTGCTAGTTTATCTAAGAACCCTACTGGGGTACAGTCCTCAGTTCAGGCAGCAGAGAACGTTAAAAAGTATGGAACTTTAATATCTAAGTTAAGTAAAATTGATCCAAAACTTATTGGATTAGTTGTTAATGATCCTGCTGGTTATGACTTCTCTCAAGCATCTTATAACTTTTTATATAATAGAAAAATCTCCCCTGACTCACCTGAGACATTTTTGTCATCACAAAGTCCGGCAGAATCTCAGAAAAAGAATGATGCTGAAAAGGGCTGGATCCAATACAATGCAATGTCAGATGATATTGACGAGGCATTACGTCAACGGGGTCTTTCATCAGTACAGGAAACTGGTGCTGAGGATTTAAAGTATATTAAAGAGCAAGTTATTCGTAAACTGGCAATTCAAACCGATGCTTCTGGTAAACCTTTATTTAATAAAAGCACTGGTCAGTATGTTCAGACAGCTTGGTATGATGATTACTTAGATTCAGATGGTTCTAAAACTAACAAGGTAATTGTCGGTTTAGGAACTATGCTAGAAGATCCAGAGTTTGTAAAAAATAACCGTAACAATACAACTTGGAAGTCTGTATCTACTTATCTTAGTCTTAGAGAAGACATAGCATCTCAACTCACATCTAGAGATGTAAGATCTATAGATGCAAAAGCAAACAAAGATCTAAGATATATTTATGATACTGTAGTTAATAAATTAAAGTCAGATGACAAACTTGGATTCTCCTATCTATATGATAGATTCTTATCTCAAGACTTGGTATTTGATAAATACTTAACACCAAAGGAAACTAAATAATGTCAACTAACTTTGTATATGGATCTGGTAATCCATTATTTACCACACCTGTACCTGTATCTGGTGATGCAGATTCAATTGCAAATAAATATAACGTTGATATGAGTGGAGCACCTTCCTTAGATGGCGATGCTGATAAACCAAAGAAGTCTGGTATCTATACTAGGACTTATAATTCTTCAACTATTCCAGATGATACCGCTTTGGTATCTAAAATAAATCAAATATTTAAACAGTATTACGGTAGAGATGCCAATCAATCTGAGTTAGCAATTTGGCTTCCACAATTAAAAAACCAATACAAGTCACCTAGTGGTAAGTCTAAGACTACCATTAAGGAAACCTACAGAGATGGTCAACTTGTAAATACCGAGTATTTAACAGCAGATAATGCTGATCCTGCGGTATGGCTTGATACCAGTATTAAGGGTCAACTTGTTTCTGGTAAACAAGCAATCGGTATGGGTAATGTCCCAGAAGGACCTTCAGGTAAGTTCTTTACTGAGTTTAAAAACTTTGCTGCTAAGAACGGTATTATGCTTTCAGATTCAGCAGCAACTGATTATGCTAATAAAGCAGTAGCTGGTGTAATAGATGCTGATACTGTTTTTTCTACCCTAAGAGAAAGCGCAGCAAGTGCTTTCCCTCAACTAGCAGATAAGATTAAATCTGGTATTGATCTAAGAACTTTGGCAGATCCTTACATTCAGTCTATGAGTAATCTACTTGAGATACCTTATACTGCTATTGATCTGTTTGATCCTAAGATTAGAGGGGCTTTATCTTATACTCAAGCAGATGGCAAAGTTGGAACTAAATCAATTTATGACTTTGAAAAAGAACTACGTAAAGATGTTCGTTGGCAATATACAAACAATGCCAAAAAGGAAGTTGCAGATACAACACTTAGAGTCCTTCAGGACTTTGGATTTCAGGGGTAGGTAATGGCCGAAAAAGTAAAAGTAAAATCTGGACAAACTTTATCAAGTATTGCTAGAGATAATAATACCACCGTATCAGAAATTATTGCTGCTAATCCTAAGTTTACGACTGATCCAAAATATAAGGGTGGAAACGTAGTATTTAGTGGAACTACTGTAAATATTCCTACAGCCACACCAACTGGCCCAACACTTGCAACTGGTCCTACGCTTGCAACTGGAGCCACACTACCAACTGTTACTACCTTAACTCCAGAACAAATAGCTGCACAATTATTGGCTGCTCAGAACGCAGCAAATGCGGCAAATGCTGCTGAAGCAGCAAGGATTCAGGCAGCAGCAGATGCTGAAGCAAGAAGGCGTGCAGGTCAATCTGCTTACGATATTTTATTATCTGAATTTAATCAGTATGGATTAGGCTCATTGGTTGAACCATTAAAGAACCTTATACAGTCAGGTCCATCATCTGCTGAATTGACCTTAGCGTTAAGAGCAACAGATGCCTACCAAAAAAGATTTGCTGCTAATAAGTCCCGTGTGTCTGCTGGTCTTAGCGCTTTAAACGAAGCCGAATATATAAGATTAGAAGATCAATACCAGAATGTGATGCGTAACTACGGACTACCTGCATCTTACTATGCTAAAGATACTACTGGTAGACAAGAAGGATTTGAGAGATTAATTGGCTTTGATGTATCTGCCACTGAACTAGAAGATAGAGTGCTTACAGCACAACAGAGAGTATTAAATGCAGCACCTGAGGTGACTACAGCGTTAAAGCAATTCTATCCTGATATTACTAATGGCGATATCCTTGCCTATACTCTAGATCCATCTAAGGGATTAGCAGAAATTAAACGTAAGGTAACTGCAGCAGAGATTGGCGGCGCAGCACTTGGTGCTAGGTTAGGCGCAACTGTAGGTAGGGCAGAAGAACTTGCTCGCTATGGAGTAACTGCAGAAAGTGCTAGAGCAGGATTTGGTGCTATCGGTGGTGGATTAGAGCGAGGTTCACAACTTGCTTCTATCTATCAACAACAACCTTATACACAGACAATAGCTGAGGAAGAGGTATTTAATCTTCCAGGACAAACAGATGCTCAAAGAAAACGTAAGAAGATTATTGGATTAGAGCAAGCAGAATTTGCTGGACAGACTGGTATAACCAGTGGAGCACTAGGCAGAGAACGAGCCGGCTCCTTTTAACTAAGCCTGCTGTCAGAACGACTGGCCTGACAGAGAGATAACAAGACCAGTAGTAGGAGCCATACAGAGATCCCCGAACTGTGTGAGGCCTGCGATAACTACAACGAATGGGAGATGGACTATGTCCAACTACGACTACGAGGATGATGACGATGCAGATACAACAACTGAATCGTTAAGCAATGATCTCGTTAAACAACTACGCAAGGCTAATAAGCAAAAAGATAAAGAGTTGGCAGATCTTAAAGCTAACTTTGAGTCTTTAAATAAAGCGCAAAGAGAACGAGCAATCAAAGACACCCTTGCAAGTCGTGGGGTAAATCAGAAGATCGCTTCATTTATCCCACAGGATATAGACCCAACTGAGGAGTCTGTATCAAAATGGCTTGAAACAAACGCAGATGTGTTTGGACTTCAAACCGAAACACCCCAGCAACCTAATGTAGATCCTGCTCAAGCGGCAGCGTATAAGAAGATGAGTGCAGCAACTGAGGCTGGTATGACACCAGATCGCAGTACTGATGTATATCAAAGACTTATGAACGCTAATACCCGTGAAGAGTTAGATCAAGTCATTCGGGAGTCGGGGCTTTAAATCCTACTAACGAAAGGCAATACCTAAATGGCTCTACCTACAGGTAGTTTCACCGGTACTGCTGATATCAGCAATCTCGTAAAAGCTGCGTATGATCAATACGTAAGAATGGCGCTTCGCTCCATTCCAGTAATGCGAGCCTTGGCAGATGTCAAGCCAGTACAACAGGCAATGCCAGGATCATCAGTTGTATTCTCAATCTATTCTGACTTAGCAGCAGCTACTTCTACACTGACAGAAACTTCCGATGTTTCCTCAATTGCTCTTGGTAACCCATCACAGGTTACAGTAACACTTAACGAGTACGGTTCAGCCGTAACAACAACTAAGAAGTTAAACCTAACTTCTTTCAACGATGTAGATGCAGCTCTTGCTGACATCATTGCATACAACGCTGCAGACTCTATTGATGCTGTAGTAGCCGCAGTTCTAACTGGTGGAACCAACGTAATTTACGGTGGAAACGCTACAACAACTAATACAATTGATGCAGCAGATACAATCTCTGTTGCTGATATTCGTAACGCTGTTACAGAACTACGCACCAACAAGGCTCTGCCTCGTCTAGGTGAGTTGTACGCAGCATATCTACACCCACGTCAAGCAGCCGACCTTCGTGCCGAATCAGGCACCGGAGGATTCCAAGATATTGTTAAGTACACAGACAATGTGTCAAAGACAATTATCCCTGGCTCAGTAGGTGTAATTGAAGGTGCTTTCGTTGTTGAAACACCTCGTGTTCCATTCGCAGCGAACACAAACTCACCAGCAGTAAACGTCTACAAGGCGGTTGTTGCAGGTCGTGAGGCTCTAGCAGAAGCTATGGGTCAAGATATCAATACCGTAATCGGACCAGAGATTGATGCTCTGCGCCGTTTCCGTACAATTGGTTGGTACTACTTCGGTGGATTCGCAAGACTCCGAGAAGCAGCGCTATATCGTATTGAGACATCTGCTTCAGCAGGCTAACAAATGCGATTCGGTGGAGGGCGGGTCAAACCGCCCTTCATCACTAGAAAGGAACTATGACTTACCACTTACAGACACCTTGGGAAAACCAAACCTGGATAGTAGATCCAACATCTGACTATGCTCGTTTAGCAGGTAGACCATTATCAGGTGGAAGTCTCACTGGTTCACAACCTTATCTTACAGATGTTCCAAGAGGTTTAACTTTTATTATTAACGGTACAACAGTTACTACTAGTATGTCACCAGATCAAGACACACTAGCTGATGCTGACTACTATTATCTTGGTGGACACGAGTACGATGTATCTGATGAAGTGGCACAGATTCTTATTGATGCTGGTTACTCAGATTATCTAACTAACATATGAGTAACTGTACACAAAGTTGTAAGACCCAAGACCACGAGTCATATGGTGAATGTATGCAATCCAATATGCCAATGTTTATGGGAGTCAATCCCACTAAGACTGGTTGGGATCAAGACAAAGTTAATAAGGATGAGAAAGAATTAAAGTCCTATTACTCAGCACTAAAGCAAGGCGTAGAACCTAGATCTACTAGAACAAAAGATATAGATGCAGCACTCAAACTTTCCGACAAAGCTGGCAAAGCCTTTGACGGAATCAACCTAAAATATAAGGGGTAAAAATGAAATCAATGAAAATGAACTCTTACAAGGCTCTTGAAAAGGGTGCTAAGGGTAAGAAGGCTAAGAAGTCTGACAAGAAAATGGTTATGAAGAAGATGGGCAAGAAGAAGTAATGTGCGCCACTTGCGGTTGCGGATATGCAACATACGATGATATTGAAACCGGCGCTCCTGGTAAAGAAGCACCTCAGCAATGAAGAAAACTAAAGGCGCTAAGAAAGTCGCCAAGGTTATGAGAGAGTTTAAAAAGGGCGAACTTAATATTGGCAAGTCTGCCAAGAAGGTTAAGTCTAAGAAGCAAGCAGTTGCTATCGCTCTATCAGAAGCAGGAATGTCTAAGAAGAAAAAGAAGTAATGTCATCTGGCAAATACAAGCGCCACGATGGTTTTAATCCTATTCAAATTAAAGACGGTCTAATAGTTCGGTTGAATAAGAACGGGACTATTAGATCTATCTTAGGAAAGTACGGAGATTATGGCAAAGAGTCCAGCTTGGCAACGAAAAGAAGGTAAGAATCCTAAAGGCGGATTGAACGCTAAGGGTCGTGCCTCTGCCAGAGCACAAGGTATGAATCTAAAAGCACCAGTAAAAAAGGCTGAGGCTAAGAGATCACCTAAGTCTGCTGCTAGACGTAAATCTTTTTGTGGTCGTATGTGTGGAATGAAATCAAAGTTAACCTCTGCTAAGACAGCAAGAGATCCAAACTCTAGAATAAACAAGTCCTTACGGGCTTGGGATTGTAGTTGCCGATGAAAAGGAAGAAAGCATTTTGGGACACAAAGAATCCGAAGAAGACATCAAAGAAATTAACACCAGCACAGAAGAGTGCTGCAAAGGCAAGGGCCAAAGCTGCCGGAAGACCTTATCCAAATCTAGTTGATAACGCCGCAGTAGCTAAAAAGAAAAAGAAGTAGGGAGAACTAAGTGACATTAGGTGTAGCAGGTACAACTCTTAACGATGAGTTAAATCGTCTAGCCAATGGTGGCACTTATAGAACTGTTGGCAATCTAGTAGATCAAGCACTCGCTGCTCGTCAGTGGGCTGCACAAAGATCAGTAACATTAACACTAACCGATACTGTCGGTGTTCTTAATGAGATTGCTGGCCTATCAAACAAAGCAGAGTTCCTAGATTTTAATGGTGTCTGTAACTTCCTAGCATCAACTACTGGACTACCTGCTGCTCAAGCACTGAGAGCGATCTCAACTTGAGTGCTAAATATAATCTAGTTTGCGAACAGGCAACCACATTTAATTTTATATTCACTATCAAGAATGGTTCAACACCTTGGGATCTAACGGGCTATACAGCGACTATGACAGTTCGCCCGTTTGTTGGCGCATCAACGACTACGGTTGTAGCAACCACAGCGAATGGCAGAATAACTCTAGGTGGTATTGCAGGATCTGTAACCGTAAATCTTAGTGCAACTACTACTGGTGCAATAGGGGCAAGTAGATATGTTTACGATCTAGTATTAACTAGTGGCTCAGTAGTAACAAGAATTTTAGAGGGTAAATTTATAGTGACGGGAGCTGTGACCCAATAATGTCAGAGACCGTAATTGTTGTAGAACAAATCACACCACAGGTTGGTGTAACTTTTTCATCAGATCAAGGACCACAAGGTGTTCCTGGTGCTACAGGACCTACAGGTCCTACCGGTGCTACAGGTCCAACAGGACCTACCGGTGCCACAGGTGCAACAGGTCCCACAGGTGCGACAGGAGCAACGGGTGCAACAGGTGATACAGGGCCTACCGGTCCTACTGGTAGTACTGGCCCAACTGGCCCAACAGGGGCTACAGGTTCTACAGGAGACACAGGTCCTACGGGACCGACTGGCGCAACTGGCCTTACAGGACCAACAGGAGCCACAGGCTCTACTGGACCTACAGGATCAACAGGAGATACAGGCCCTACAGGGCCTACAGGGGCCACAGGAGCCACTGGAAGCACAGGACCGACTGGAAGTACTGGACCTACGGGAGATACGGGTCCTACGGGCGCTACAGGCGCTACTGGTGCCACAGGTTCAACGGGAGACACTGGTCCGACTGGACCGCAAGGTCCCACTGGTCCAACGGGTGCTACGGGAGCTACGGGAGCCACTGGCGATACTGGATCTACTGGTCCAACCGGAGCGACAGGCCCGACAGGAGCGACAGGTGACACAGGACCGACAGGTCCACAAGGTTTAACTGGACCAACTGGTCCGACAGGTGCAACTGGTGACACTGGTCCAGCAGGACCAACTGGTGCTACTGGTGCTACTGGAGATACAGGACCGACTGGTCCTACTGGGGCAACTGGAGCTACAGGAGCAACCGGTCCAACTGGTGCTACAGGTCCGACAGGCGCAGATGCTACAGGCCTACCAGTGATGCTTTTGCTGGGTGGTATGTAGTAAAATCTCAACATATGAGAATCAACGACTACTTTAGTAAAGTCATCTTGATAAATCTTGATAGACGAGAAGACAGATTAGAAAAGATATCCACACAGTTAGATAATCTGGGGATAACCTTTGAAAGATTCTCAGCTATAGATGGTAAAGAGTTGGGCATTAGCCCAGTAACTGCAGGAACTATGAGCCATCAAAAGGTTCTAGAAGCAAACTTTGAATCTCGTATCTTAGTATTAGAAGATGATGCAGAGTTTGTAGATAGCTTTAATGAAAAGTTTGCTGAGGCAATTGAGCACTTACCAAATGATACTGACATATTTTACCTTGGCGCTTTGTTACCAAAGCATACTGGCAAAGTAGAAAATATAGGAAACAAGTACTGGTTCAAGCAAGTTATGAGTACAGGTTCTCACGCTTATAGTATCCATCCTGCAAGAGTTAAATACTTTGCAGGGAAACTAAAAGATTACGAGTGGTATATAGATATAGGTTTACGAGAGTTCGCTAGAGATTACAAGGCTGTGATAGCACAACCTAATCTAGTAACGCAGTTCCCATCATACTCTGATCTTAGACTAAAAGAGGTTAGTGACTTCTAATGAAGGTAGCTGTATATACGATTGCTCTTAATGAAGAGAAGCACGTTCAGCGTTGGTATGACTCTGCTAAAGATGCAGATTACTTACTGATAGCAGATACTGGTTCTACAGATAAGACAGTAGAACTTGCTAAGTCTTTAGGTATTAATGTTATTCATATCAAGATAGATCCTTGGCGCTTTGATGATGCTAGAAACGCAGCATTGGCTGCCCTACCACCTGAGATGGATTACTGCATAACACTAGATATGGATGAAGTTCTAGTAGGTGACTGGAAGAAAGATTTACCAGAGGCTTTAAAGTTTAATATTACTAGACCAATACATAACTTTGTTTATGGTTGGAATGATGATGGAACACCATCTGTATCTTTTGATGGAACTAAGGTTCACGCCCGTAGAGGTTATCGTTGGAGATTTCCAATACACGAGGCAGTATGTGCCTATAAGATTCCTGAGACTAAAGCTAAGATAGATCTAACGATCCACCATTTTCCAGATGATTCTAAATCTAGAGAGCATTACCTAGATATATTAGAGATGGCTGTTGAGGAAACTCCAGGCGATTCTCGGATGCTTTACTACCTTGGTAGAGAGTATTGCTACCGTAAAAGATTTTATGATGGACTACAAACTTTAAAGAAGTATTTAGAGTTCTCAATATTTCCAGCAGAGCGTTCATATGCACTACGCATTATGGCTAAGTGTGATCCTGATAATGCTGAAGAGCATCTACAGAAATCTATTAATGAGTATGTATGTAGAGAATCAGTCTTAGCACTGGCTAACTATTACTACCAACATACTAGGTGGGAAGAGTGTTTTAGAACTGCAACTAGAGCATTAACTATCACTGAAAAGAAAACAGATTTCCTATCTGAAGGTTGGGCTTGGGGCCATATGGCAGATGACTTATGTGCCATATCAGCTTGGCAATTAGGTGAATGGAAAGTAGCAGTAGAGCACGGCAAGAAGGCAGTTGATTTAAGTCCAAATGATGAAAGATTGCAAAACAATTTAAAGTTCTACAGAGAGAAGGCTAATGAGCACACTAAATGAGATGGTAGATGAGATCAAGTCTAACCTGCAAGGTTACACCTTGCGACAGGACCGTATCAGTTATGTTGCAAACACAGGTGGTATATCTACTACCGATAGTAGTATTGCTATTGGCTCTGCCTCAAACCTTGCTAAAGGTATTATTGAAATTGATGATGAGTTAATCTGGATTGATTCTTTTAATAAAGCAAACAGCACACTTAATGTAATACCAGGATTTGGTAGAGGTTATCAGGGAACTTCCCCTGCACCACACTCACAGTATGCTCAGGTTACCTTAGCTCCAACATTCCCAAGAACTGCAATTAAGAAGGCTATCAACGATACTATTAATAG